ACTACCAATCCGGAATATTACACTATGTTAAAAAAGATTTTGTTACCGATCAAATATTAGAGATTTTCAAATGATTATATATTACCAACCTGATAATTTTTCAATTACTGGCATTTCTTTTATCAAAGATCCTAATAGAACAGATCCATTCATTGAAACCGCAGATTCGATAGCTGAAAGTATATTCTTTGGAAAAGAAAAATCACTTGAGTACCAGGTAGTTTTGTCTCCTAAAGACAATGGTATAGGTTTTTTAAAAAGAAAAGTTAATATAAACAAATCAAAAAGCATCAATGAAAGATTTTATATTATTCCTAATTCCACACTTGTAACTGAATTTAAAATCGTACAAAATACAAAAGAAAAAACTTTAAAGATAACTTTAGATAATGCGGCAGGGATATGGTGGGACAACAGTCCTTTATACAAGGAAAGCATCGACCTGGCGGCCTGTATACGATATGATTTATACCAGCCTTTTTGGACAACTGTAATTTCTTCTCAAGATTTAATCAAAGGGGAATTAGTAATTCCTTACACAGGAACTGATAATTTTTGTCTGTTCACGGAAAAAATATTTGAAAGTTACAGTCATGAAATTGCTTAACATTGCCGAAGTTGATTGCATATTTTTAAGTTATGACGAACCCAATGCAGACAAAAATTATGCAGACTTATTAAACAAAGTTCCTTGGGCAAAACGTGTACACGGAGTTAAAGGTAGTGATGCCGCACACAAGGCCTGTGCTCAATTAAGTGAAACTGAATACTTTATTACTGTAGATGCAGACAACATTGTAGACCCTAGTTTTTTTAATTTACAAATTGATCTAGACAAGTTAAAATATAAAGACAATACTCAATTTAGTTGGGCAGGAAAAAATATGATTAACGGCCTTGTGTACGGTAACGGCGGATTAAAATGCTGGACAAAAACTTTTGTTCTAAATATGCGTACCCACGAGGAATCAAATAATGAAACTAATCAAGTAGATTTCTGTTGGCAAGAAAATTATACTCAAATGGTTGAAGCATATTCTCAAATACATAATAATTCTAGCCCACTACAGGCCTGGCGGTCTGGGTTTAGGGAAGGTGTTAAAATGACACTGAACAGAGGATTAAAACAAAAATTAATTAATCCAAAACATCAACTAGGAAAAAGAAACTATCAACGATTACTTATGTGGTGTTCAGTAGGTTCAGATGTTCCTAACGGCATTTGGGCAATATACGGGGCTAGACTAGGATGTTTTCTAACCAATTGTACCAATTGGGATTATGTTCAAGTTCGAGATTTTGAATATCTCAATAATTTATTTTTAGAATATAAAGATAAAGACCCTATAGTTGAATCAAATGAACTAGGAGAAAAGATTAGATTAAATTTAAATTTGCCAATTGCAGATTTTGATCAGTCGCAGAGTAAATTTTTTAAAGAAGTGTGGACCAGCCCACCGAGGACAAATACAGCATTAACTGAAAGAGAAGTTAAATGGGATTTATAATAGATAGACATAAAGTTAAATCTGTTCAATGGGAATTAGATCCTGACAACTATGATCTAAGGTTACATCATTTAGGAAAAGGCTTAGAAGAATTTATTGTTGTTAATCCTATATTTGATGAATGGATTTTAGATTATATTGATACATCAATATCTTCTGATTATTGTCTTATGTGGGTAAAGAAAGATAAGTGGATTGCTAAGAAATTTAAAGGATCTTGGAAACCTGGAGACGGTTGGAAAATTATTGAAACTAATTTCATTGTTAAAAAAATTAAAGAATTTGAAGTCAAGGAAGAACATAATGTAGATATTCCTGACTTATTTCCTAAAATAGAATATAACATAGAACCTGAAGATTATAATTTAGAACATGTTTGGTACCTTGATCCAGAATACTTTGTGGGAGATAAGATTTGGGTTAAAAAAGTAACAGCCTGCGATAATCCTGTTGGGATAAAAGATATGGGATACTTAAAGCCGAGCATAGTAGATGAACTAGATGTTATTTTTATCAGCTATGACGAACTTAATGCAGAAGAAAATTGGCAAAGACTACTTAAAAAAGTTCCATTTGCACAACGAGTACACGGAATAAAAGGAATATATGAAGCACACAAGGCCGCGGCTAAATTAGCACAAACTGACATGTTCTATGTAGTAGATGGCGATGCTGAAATATTAGATAGTTGGGATTTTAATTTCCAGCCCAATATATTCAACAGAGATTGTGTACATGTATGGCCTAGCAGAAATCCAGTTAACGGATTAGAATACGGCTACGGTGGAGTTAAATTATTTCCTCGCAATTTATTATTAGAATCTACCACCTGGAAAGTTGATATGACCACTAGTGTAATTCATAAATTAAAAGTAATGAAAACGGTTAGCAATATCACATCATTTGACACAGATCCGTTTAGTACATGGAGAAGTGCATTTAGAGAATGTACTAAATTAGCAAGTAATACAATTAAGAATCAAGTGGAGGACGAATCTACTGAAAGATTAGATGTTTGGTGCAATGTTGCTCACGGTCCGTATGCTAGCTATGCAATAGAAGGTGCTATTGCTGGCCGTCATTACGGAGAAGAGAATAGAAAAAATTTAGATGCTCTAAAATTAATTAACGACCGTGAGTGGTTAAAAGAAAGATATAATGAACAATTTTGAAAAGAAAATAGACGAAGTATTACCTACTTTTTGTGCGATACCATTTGTGAGTATGGTAGTTAACACTGACGCAACAATGCGACCTTGCTGTATGATGCAAAGGAATTTTAATAGATTAAAAAACAAATCTGGTGAATCTCTAACAGTTAAAAACAAATTTGAAGACACCTGGAATTGTAATGAAATGAAACTTATAAGAAACTCTATGGTGTCTGGAAATAAAGTTGCAGGATGTAATGTATGCTATCTTCAAGAAAACAGCGGCCGCACCAGCAACAGACAACATGCAAACAGTGAATGGAGTGATAAGTTAGGAGATACCCATCTTTATCAATTAATAGATAAAGCAATTTTAAATGGAGGAGAACTAGATTATAGTTTGGCTTATCTAGATCTTCGACTAGGTAATTTATGTAATTTAAAATGTAGAATGTGTAGCCCTTTTAATAGCAGTCAAATTGCAAAGGAACATTTAGATTTAGAACAACGAGACGAAAAATACAAAATTGTATGGACAAAAACTTTTGGAAGATTTGATAAACGGATAGCAGAAGTACAGGAATGGTTTGACCAAGATATTCTTTGGGATCAAGTGATTAATTTAATTCCTAGCCTTAAAAAAGTTTATATGACAGGTGGTGAGCCTACACTTATCAATAATAACTTTAAGTTCATGCAGTCATGTATAGATCAAGGCAGGAAAGATATTGTTTTATTCTTTAATACTAACTGTACCAATGTGAATAAAAAGTTTACATCTTTAATTTCTCAATTTGATAGAGTTAACATTAATGCAAGCATTGACGGAGTAGGAGCAGTAAATGACTACATTAGAAATCCAAGCCATTGGAGTCAAATCAGTGAAAATGTAGAAACATTAGCAAAAATGCCTAATGTTGTATTAGGAATAACTCCTACAGTACAAACTTATAATATCTTTAATCTAGTTGATATATTAAATTGGGTCGATGAATTGAACGCAAAATACAAAAAGAATATATTTGTAGACTTTCTAATCAATGTACATCCTACACATTTAGCAGTAGGAATATTGCCAGATGAAATTAGATCTAGAGTCGAGAAACAACTGATTGAATATAAGAATACAAAGATAACTCCGCGAAGTCATCAACTTACTGTTAACAGCATCAATGGTATAATTGGATTGTTACAAAAGCCAAGAGTAGAAGACTGGCCAGAACAATTAGAAAGATTTAAAGACTACACAAATAGTTTAGATACTGAAAGAAATCAAAATCTAAGAAACATTAGCACAGAGCTGGCAGATCTTATCAATGAATAAATCAAAAACATTCTGTATCCTGCCATGGACACATATGGCCAGCTACACAGACGGTAGTGCGTTACTATGTTGTATATCTAGCGCCGAAAAAGATCTCAATTACAATAAGCTAAGTTTGACCGAAGTATGGAACAGTGATCATTTTAAGTCAGCAAGGAAGACTATGTTAGAAGGTAAACAGTTTAAAAACTGTACTGCCTGTTATAAAGAAGAAGCTGTTGGAATTTATAGTCATAGACAAATAGAAAATCATATCTGGAGAAATAAATTAGGAGATCAGTTTATCAAAGATTTAATAAATGATACTAATTTTGATGGCAGTGTAAATCATAATTGGATAACATTAGATTTAAGATTAGGTAATACCTGTAATTTACAATGTATAATGTGCAGGCCTATTGACAGTAGCAAATGGGTTAAACACGCAAACATTTTAAAACAAGAATTAAAAACTGATGCAAGATGGGACTGGAAACATAAAGTTGAAAGCTATTCAACAAATAATTTTGAATGGTACAAAGATGCAGATTTTCTAAAAGAGTTCTATGAATCATCTAAAGATTTGCGTCATATAATATTTGGAGGAGGAGAACCTCTTTATATTAAAGAGCATAAAGAAATATTAAAAAAATTAGTCGAAACAGGAGACTCTAAGCATATAGAATTAAGATATCACACTAATGGAACTATATATGATAAAGAAGTAGTTGATCTTTGGACAAAATTCAAATATGTAGATGTAATGATTAGTTTAGACGGTGCTAAAGATGTAAATGACTACATTCGATATCCCGCCGACTGGGAAACTATAGAACAAAATTTACATCTGTACGATACCACTCCAGAAATGATTGATATAAAAATATTATGCACAGTTCAGGCTACTAATATATTTTATCTTCCAGAATTTGCCGAATGGCTGTTGAATCAAAACTATCAAAAAATAAGCAAACCAAGATTAGATGGAATATTTCATACCGGAATATTACATTTCCCCCATTATCTGTGTGCCAAAGCCCTTTCAAAAGAAGACAAAATAAAAGTAACTGAAAAAATTAATCTTTTTGCAGATAAACATAAAAATAACGCATCTATTCAAAGAGTGCGAAAACTAATTGATTTTATGAA